CCAACCTGTCAAAACGCTTTGTCTTCGGCCAGTTACGGCGTTGACGGCGCGTCTCGAAGATCGCACCAGGACCAAAGGAACCTTCCAGTTGTTGAGGAAGAGGACCTAACCACTTGCGTATAATTTTTCTCACGCGTCGGAAGTATTCCGGTATGCGCGGGTCATGGAGCTCGGGATCATTGAGCTCCGACCATATATGCAAAGGGTGAAAGCGGTCGTTGGTTTGTTTACATTTGCGTTCCATCTCGAGAAACAAATCGAGTGTGGCGAGCTCGCGATCTACTTCGATAGGCAGGAAGTTCGCCTTACGGAGCATGTTGACCGCTTGCGCATCACGTTTGAAGCGCTCGGCCCCCCAAGGGGAGTCAATGTAATGCGAGGGAACAGTGCTCTTGCGAGCGACTTGTTCCCACTCCTCATGTTTTATCAGTATTGCTACCGACAAAGAGAAAGGAGTGTCGAGGCCCTCTAACCACAGGAGGGCTACAGATTGTAACGGCTTGTCCATGGTAAGTCTCCAGTGAACGAGTGAAGGGTCTCACTTAAGATGTACTTAGAGTGAGAAAGAAGAGGATTATCTGCCGACAATTACGTCGGGGAGTAACCATCCTCAAAAGCAGCACGCATCAACGAGGAAACCAGGAGGTTCCCAGATTGATAGATCGCTTCCTTCACGATAGTCGCATCAGCATTCGTCGCAAGGACTAAGCTGGCCTTTACAGGCACGGTCGCCTTGAGTACAGTGACTCCACTCTCTACCGCCGTGATGGGGTAGGAGAAGTCAAACTCGAAGGTACGGGCGTTGCGATTTCCGTTATCACGGGACACCAAGGATGCTTTGGGACGGAACGCCGGAATCGTCGATGCAGCATCGACGGCCCAACGTGCCGGAACCTTGTCGCCAGCGGAGGGTGACTTCGCAACATACACCACGTCAGTGGTGCCATTCGAAGCCTTAACGGTGATATTAGCCATAGTAGGCATAGTTTTTTCCTTTCAAGAAGTAAAGTATCATGCTCTAGGAGAGAACAGTGACACTATCAGCGAGATTGCTGTTGCCCCCCTGGTGGGGGATAATCGGTACATCGGGATTGGCGCGAGTTTAGGCAGGGTTAAACCTGTTGACCGCGTCATCCGAAAACCGGACGAAATGCTGTAACAAGTCTTCGTTGCATAGTTGGTGTTCCCGTTGGTTTCATCGCGGGTACTAGCCACATGGCATGAAGCATGAGTTACAGTGTTAGGCCGAGATACGTTCACCCCCGCGAAATCGGTTAGACTGTTGAGAAACTTATCAACATTCACGAACCAATTAACGACAAAGGACATCGGTACCAAGGCCCAGGCTACCGTCAGCGGGTTGATTAGACCCAATCTTGTAGCAAGGTACATGTTTGGATTGGTTACCAAGAACACTGCACCCTGGCGCACCAGGATCTGACCACTGAGCTTGAAAGTATTGTGACTGGAACTTGTTTGAATCCCAATTACTCCGCTTTCTTGCACTCTGATGGTCCGGGACCCGCTCACGCGGATACCGTTCTGGGGGCACGGCTGTGACAACACCTGTGCAGCAGTGTAGATGTCGTTCACAAGCGGCGCCCATCCGAGCCAATACTCGAGCCACAGCCCGGAGGCTTGTTGTGGCCGAGACCATCGATGTCGATGTTTCTTCTTCAGTTTGATCCGAAGAATGCCGGCGAACTTTCCCAAGTTCCCGGCTTTCAAGGCAACAGCAGCGTTTTTCAGCTGCTCAAGTCTCGAATACATCATCTCGAGGGATTGTCGGGCTTCCCCAAAAGTTTCACCTAGGGAGGCAGAATCGCCATAGAAGCGATCTCTCATTCGGCCGTACGCTGAATTAGTTGCTAATGTCAACGCAGAGGCAAATGGACCCGAAAATCCGGACCCAAGACGGCTTGAAATAACGCCATTTTGGATATCGGACTCACTATACACCCACGCTCCGTTGTTAAAGCGGATACCTTGGGGGACCTCATCGTAATAAGCTCGAAAGCTGACATACGGTAGAGGGTCTCCTACACAGGGTTTTTGCGTGTACTTGGTGCGTGCAATACGCATGTGCCGGTAGCTCGCTCCGCTTGGGAGATAGCCGACCCGATCATACGTGATTGGGGTGACGGTGATTGTCATAGTGAAAAGGTCCTCGCAATATCTTCTTGCCGGCCAGGCAAGTCGAAATCAGTATCTTTCACAAGGTCCAAGGATGTGGAAGGTGATGAGCCTTCAGAACATCACAGGGACCTGAGATTGATAAAGCACGGTAATCAACCGTGGTGAAGGGCGAGAGCCAGG